AATCTCATCATCAATAGTCACCGTGCCGGAAACCGGAAACGATTCGGCATCTGTCAGAATCAATGCTGTGGCACCTTGAGCAAAGGTCACAGCGACAGTAGTGACAGACTGTTTCCAGTCCGCCGCCTGTACTTGCTTGCGAGTGTAGTTGGCATCATCCGTGTCCACCTGAACTTCGGTGATGTTTCCATTTTCCGCAGATGTTACTGCGGTAGCTAGGCCGACATAAATACTGTTTCCCGGCGTAGCAAAAGAAAGGGAATCGTTTTTGAACAAATAGTCAATAACGCGCCTTTCTAGATAGGTGGTTGCTGCATTTGATGTTGCCATCGTCTTTTACTCCTGTTTATGTGCGTGGCCTATCAGGTAGACCTCTCCTGTAGGCATCACTATTCTCTCTAGCTTCAGCCAAATCCTTTAAGCGTTGCATTTCTTGCGCGAACCGCTGCTCATACAACTGCATCATATCCTGTTCGCCTTTCATGTAAGTATACGCTTCAACAAGCGAACCGTAAAGAAGGGCGTTCGGGGCATTCTCACTGAGCCAACTTGTACCAGTTCCCGCCCCCGCCGTGATGCTGGCTGGACGGTAGTAATAGTGTAACTCCACCTCATAAGCTAGATTGGGGGATGGACCAACAATAAAATTATCTACATCAAAAATAGAGTAATACTTTGGAGTTGCGGTACTTCCGTAATCTAGTGAATAACGCTGGACAAAGTTAACGTCTTTAAAGTCTAGAAACTCTTGATAGTTTGGTGTGGTGATTTGCAGAGAAAAAGGGGCTAGGTAATCTACCGGCACATTTATGTATGGGTCACCAATCGTAAGTTGAGACACAGCGTTCTTACGAAATAACTCAAGATCCACAAGGGTAAAGATCCGGTCTTCTGCACCTCGGATAAATACCGGCAGGTTCGTTACAAAAGATGTCTCAGCGTTTTCCGTAAAATCCTGAATCGCTGTTTCTAGCTGTGCATATGTAAAGCTCATTTATACCACCAATGTTACCGGACCAACCGTAGCAGTTCCGCCGCCGCCGCGTTGATTACCTGTTGTAGCAGTTCCAGAGGCTGCGGTAAATGTGTATGTGTTCGGTGTAACAACCGTTATGACATACCCTGTTGCCTGCTCTAGCACAGCTTTTGTAAATCCATCAAAAGCAGCTACGCTGCGAAACCGTACAGTCACTCCGTTTGTTCTACCGTGAGATGGCTCTGTGACCGTTATTACGCTATACCCCTGTGCACCACTAGCAAAAGCATTCAACGGCAACATGACTGCTACACTAGACTCTGTCCTCTGATCCGGGCGCGGCTCATGCAATGCTTGCGGGTCAGGGCCAACTTTGTTCGGCTCTAGCTGCGGGTGCTTTGCTTCGTACTCATCAGGACCAACTTTTAGACCGTTCCACTCTTTTACCATCTCATTCAAGCGATAGCGAAAGCCGGATCGATCTGAATACCCCCAAGCATTTTTTCCTGATGCGTACCTTGCCATCAGTTAACCCTTAAATACTGGATGCTTGGCTGGAGTTTAAGAGGCACACGGTCTTCATCTTCGTCCGCCGCACGTTGGAATTCTTCTTCATACACAGCTTTCAAAAGCTGGATCCGCTCTGGAGCTTTTTTCATAGCAATGTAATAGGACAAACCTGCAACCATACAAGGGTAAAAGCGGAACGGTGCGTCTGTGGTATTTACAAGTGTGTCAGCATCATCCATCCGCTGTACATAGTAATACACAAGTGTGTCAGTAGAACTGTCGGGTGTCGGCCACAGAGTTACTTCTGGAGTTATCTGACGATTGTAGAAATACTGACTAGGGCGACCTTCGGTAGTTTTGCTTGGCAATGTTAGATAGTCTCCGCGTGACATACGGTCTAACTCATAGTCCGTGCCACTACGCCGAATAACAACTTCCAACAAATCTGTGTAATCTGCGGTAAAAGCATAGGTGGCTGTACCTGCGGTCAGGGCTTGTGTGCCTTGTTTTACTGTCCACAAGTTCAGGCCCCGGTTCGCCCAATCAGCGAACATAAGGTTAAGTGAGCGCCGCGCTGTCTTAAAGTCGTAACCTGTACGAGCCTCAAGACCACAGCGCTCATATGCCTCCTCAATAATCTCGGCGACATTTAACTCAAAGTTTCTAGATCCTGAAACAGCCATTTACTTTTTCCTGTGCGTTCCGCCGTAGCCTTTTTTAACTACGTTGCCCTGTTTATCCAAAACACCCCTCTTCATAAGAATGTCTTTTTTAGTGACATCTCCGCTTCCGTCTACATCAGGGAAGTTACCCCCGCCCATCTTAAAACGATTCCGCATAGGACCTTTACTGTTACGAGTGGGCATTGACATAGCGCCACCCATAGCTTTTCTAGGAGAACAATGAGACATTATTTTTTCCTTTTCAACGATTTAACACGACGCGGTTTACCTGCTGGCTGACCTAGTCTTTTCTTCTGGGATATTCTACTACGTTTTTCAGCGGCTGTCATTTCTTTGGATGTTTTAGGGGTCTTAGAAGACACGCGCTTAGAGGGGCGGCAATATGGAGTACCCCGTTTTTCACCCTTGCCACGCCCACACGCTTTTCCCGTGCGAACATCCTTCCACTCCTCTTTGAACCACCGTTTAAGGGCCGCTCCCTTTTTAGTCTTTCGTACTGCCATAGCTCATCCATACCTACAAAACAACTGTGAATAAGAAAACAAACAAACCAATAGAAACAACTGCAACACTAGCAATAAGGACAATTTGCTTCATCATTTCTTCAAATTCTTTGGCCTCTTGTAACTTTCGCCTACGCTCTGCCGCCGCAGCTTCCTTAGCCTCTTGCATTCGTTTGGCTCTCTCGGCAACAATCCCCTTCCAAGTCCCGTGACCAAACCTCATATCCACTAACGTAGCTACTTCTTGTAACTTTTCCGCTGCAATCTTCGCGTCTATAACCTCTTTTGCAACAGTGTCTACACCAAACTGTGCACCTAGACCACCGCCCGCTTTTCTGTTTCTAGCCTGCTGTGCTTCTTTCTCTCCCCGAAAAAGATCATCGATCTGGCTGGCTATCTGACCTATATCCTGAGCAGTTCCGATATTGCTTTTTATAAAAGCAACAGACTGCTGAACCAAAGCAATACCAGTTAAAATTTCTGCAATTGGCATTTCTATCTCTTTGGCATAGGTTTACAAATAGCTAATATCTTTGCTCTTTTCCCTCCATTTGTAGGCACTGATGGTTGTCTCGATAACCGTTGTGCAAAGTACATACATCGATCTAGATCTATGAACCTTTGCGTTTGGTCAATTAACTGACCACCCAAATAAACCACCAAGACAAATTCTACCACGGCTTTAGTTTCACACTACCGCTATCAATATATCTTGGTTGTGCGGTACTTGTATGTTCCGCCCTTGGCTTTTTTGGTGCTATTGCCCCAGTTGGCTGCACCGACTTTACGACACTTGGCGATTGCCCCGCTTGCATACGCTGACGGGAAGACCTTATAACGGCGCTTAACCTTGCTGTAACATGCATCTTTAGCCATTCCCTTTTTTCCTTTTCTTTACCTTCTTCACCTTCTTCGCAGGAGGCTTACTAATTAACTTCGATATTGAGCTTCGCGATATTGTCATGTCTGCTCCTCAAAAAGTCGTCCCAGAGTACCGTCAGCATTTTATGGTTTTCTGTGACCTTTGCGTTAACAACTGCAACTTCTGTTTTTAAGTCTGTGACAGACATGCCAATCCACCCACAAAAGCCTAACAAGGCCACAATAAATATCTTGTTGTCCATTAGCACTTCCACCTCCGCCGAGCAGCGCAAATACGCTTCTTAGGTGTCTTCTTACAGCTAATGCCGTGCATTTTCATTTGCCCAGCAGAACGTGAACAGTAAGACTTCTTCCGCTTACCGCCTCCGGGCTGCGGAGCCTTCAGCTTCGAGCCTGTGGCTTTGTTGTACTTAGCTCGGCCTTTTGCTGTTAACCCAGCACCGCGAGATGCTGGCAGCTTCTCACCTTTTTTGACAGATAAGCTAACTTGTTTTTTCTTCCTCGTCGCCATTAGCGACCTCCTAACTGAATAAATACAGTTATTGAAGTATTTGCTGGTAAGCTGGCGTATAAGCCGTTGTCAAATATAATGCCGTCCCCCGGCACCGTCATACCAAAAGCTCCAGCACCTTTTTCATCAACCTCCATAACAACATCTCCGGATGCGGCGGAATCATTATCATACAAAATAATGTTCCCGGATGTTCCGCTGTCATGGTTGACCATAAAACCTTTTAACCGCCCCCGGCAGTTCGCAAGAATCCCGGAAGCGTGTAAGTGTTTTGCGATAACTTCGTTACCGGCCATAGTTAAGCCAGAAAGATAGTTAGCGTCGTAGAGCCGCTGATTGCAGAAACATGAACTCCTTCAGTGGCGATAATTCCATCATCCGGTATGTACACTTCATTATATCCTGCGGGCAGTGTTTGCGTCAGCAGTGTTTCTCCGGATGCGGAGCCGTTCTTGAGAGTGAACGAGGCCACACCTGAAGCAATATAGCACCCAACAGAACGAAGACGAGATCTGCCGGGGCCAACATCACCTGTTGCTGCTGCTGAATAGGCTTTTAATGGACCAGCCATTTGAACCTCCTATTAGCTAAGTGCAGCGCCTACGGCGGTTACCCAAGCAGCACCTGTGTTGATAACAATGCAATACTCGTTGTTACCAGCACCGTTGTCAGAAACTATATAAGCGGTTCCAACGGCAACACTACCAAATGCTGGCAAATTAGCTGTGGTTACAACGGGGATTTGGAAGCCAGCGTTTGAACGCACTGGTCCTGAGAAAGTAGATAAAGCCATTTAGATCTCCTGTCGTGGCTAGTGTCAGCCGCACCGTGCGGCTGTCAGGAATAGAGATTAGTATACACAAAAAAAGGGCGACTGAATAGCCGCCCTTTAATATCTTTGTATCTACGCTTATGCGCCCGGTGAACCGAACACAGCGCGTGGATCGCTAAAGCCGAAGCTGTAACGCTCACG